GCTGGCGGCACACGGAAAAGCGGAACAAGGCAGCCTCCGTGTCGATTCTGAGTTTCGAGCAGATCGGTGATTTGGAAGTCCAGCGAGCTTCCGCCGACTGAGCCATCAAGGAGCCAGGCCGTCGGCTCAACCATCCCGAGCAGTTCCTCGACATGCCCCGCTTCCTGAGCGAGAACGGCGCCGTAACTGAGTACGCAAATATCATCGGGCAAGCCGTAGCCATGCTGGATGTGCGTGATCATGCGAACGATGCTCTTGTTTGCAGGATTGCCAGTTTCGTCGATCAAGAACAATTCAACCTTGTCACCTTCGAGGAATTCACGGTCGGCGCAACTGCGAACCTCGCCAGTCTTGCGTCCGCTGACCAAGTCTTCGAATGGCTGACGATTAATTTTCAGATGGTGGATGCTCATGACTTGGCCTCTTCGGGTTTGTTGAGGGCGGCGTTTATTTTCTTGCCGTGATCGCAGGCCGCATAAGCGCTCTTGCGCATCGGCTCTGATGTAAGCTGATCCTCTCGGCTCAAGGTCAGGATAATTCCAGTAAGCACGCTATAGTGACCGCATGTCTCGCGCAGCAGATTGACCAGCACCACATTCCACCGCTCGGCGTCCGCAAGGCGCGACTGCAATCGAATAGCCTCAAGCATTTCAGCGTCGCGAGCTTCTTTCGCTACGTACAGCTCTTCCCGCAAAGCAGCGAGCTCGGAGAGGGCGGCATCATAGGTCTTGCGCCAGTCGGTGCCGGAACCGCTGCAAGTCACGCAAGGAACACAGCGCTGACCTTGCTCAAACGTTAGAGTTTTCTCGCCTTTGCAGGTGCTGCATTTCACTTCACTCATTCCAAAATCTCCCTCATTCGATAATCGACCCGGTGCCGGAGTGGCGGTGGGTCACACCTGAGCAGCCATCTTTACCCGCTGCGCCTTGTCCCAGCCCATCTGCCAGCGCTCCCGCGAAAACGGCGCTGCATCCTTGTCAAACGGATTCTGCTTGGCGGACAATCCCTTCAGAAATGCCGCATACCCTTGCTCGAACGCCATCAGCTTTTGCATGGTCACCTCCTGGTGATCGTTGTGGGATTGATCGCTTATTGGCACGGCTCCCAGCCAGGAACGCTAAGTCGAACCAAAGTTCTGGCTGTATCCATAGGCACTGGCAGTGATTCGTGAATCATCGTCACGTTGCCGGCATAGGCCACTCCAGCGAGCAGGCGAACCTCGGAGAGCTGCGACAAATCCATCATCGAGCAGTCTCCACCCTCTCCTGGCATTTCATAGAACTCGCCGATCAATGCGCGGGATGCGCTGACATCTGAAGCAAGAATCAAGGCTTCCGGCGCAGAAAAGTCGCACTGCGACCAGCCTGGGCTTGGATTCTGCCATTTTCCAGCATGGCCTCCACCTCCACCATGTCGGCCTTTAGCAGCGATCCAATACCCGTCAATATGGGCGCCGGGGCGCCGGTGCGAAGCATTCGCCCTAACTACGCCTTGATCCACCATTAGATAGATTGGGCCATCAGTATCCACGCCGACAAGCATCTGGTTGACAGTTTCCTGCCAGCGAGACAAGTCCGACGGCAGGCCTGTTTCAAGCCGGAATTCGCGCATGTAGATGCGCTCCGCCAGGAACGACGGAAACTCAACCTTGCCAATTTCAGTAACGCGACTGACATTCTTGTTTGTGTAAGTCATTTCGGATCCTCGTCAATTTGTTTATCGCGAATCTTGGCTACTGTGGTCGGGCTGCACTCGGCCAATTCGGCCACCCGCTTCACCGATAGCGTCTTGTCGGTCATCAGCGCCTTCACCCGTGCGTGCAGCAGCACGTCAACCGGCCTGCCCTTGTACTTCCCGGCCTTCTTGCTTTCTGCGATCCCTTGAGCCTGTCGGGTAGCTCGCGTCTCCCAGTCATCACGCGCCATCTGCATGGCAACCTTGAGCAGCATGTCCTGCACTGCATCGAGGATGATCCGGGCCATTCCGCCGGCCTGAATGTCGGACAGGTCGACAATCCCCGGCACCACTAGCTTCGCCCCCTTCCCTTTGATCGCCGCAATGATCGCTTCTGCCTCTGGCAATGGCGCCCGCGTGATGCGATCCATCTTCTCTGCGATCACCACGTCACCCGGCTGCAAATCGGCAATCATCCGATTCAGTGCAGGCCGGTCAGCGCTGGTGCCGCTCATCTTGTCCTCGTAAATCCCCGCAATGTAATAGCCTTCATCCATCGCCTTTCCTACCAATGCCCGCTGCCGCTCAAGATCCTGTTCGGCTGTGCTGACGCGCAGGTACACCCTGGCATTCTTCATAACCTGCTCACTCGTTGTTTTGAGTAGCCAGTAAATCAGAACACATTTAGGATCGTCAATATAAATATTTGCCTATTGGAAACATTGGGCCGGGAATCGCCTCGGCTGAGGCGTACCCAAAGTGAGAGGGGCCTACAGCAACCCCGCAAAGTCTTCCAGTAGGCCATCGCGATCTTCCCGCAACCCATCCCGCTCCTTGCTCAGCGCCTCAAACTTGCGATGCACATAGCGCGCTGTCGTCTCACCCGGCAGCATGTCAGCAGGGATAGCGGCGCCTCTCAGCACGGCTTCCCATTCGTGGACGGTCAGTTGTTCGGTCATGGTGATGCTCCGTGCTTTGGCGGTTGTGGTTAGATGGCCATTTCGGCCTGTGTTTCTCGCAGCCAGATGGGAGAGCTGTTGTGTGATTCGATCCTATCTGCGATCACATTGGCACGCTGGCCTGCCGTTGGCGGAACGTACATCCCGTAGCGCTTGATGCTGCCTCCGTTGACCGTTGCATTTGTAGAGTCAGCCGAAGTCAGCGGCAGGTGCTGGAAGATCTCCGGGTTAAGCATGCGCAAACCATGCAGTCGACAGATCGGCCGTCCGTGCTCATCGCAGATTTCATTCATCGCCGCGCCTATGCGCTTCCACCATGGCTTTGTGCCTGGCGATGACCACTGGCCCGAACTACCGATTGCAACTGTCGGCCATTCAGTGGCCAGACGCTGAAGACGCTCAAGCGATTCGTGCAAATGCCAGACCGGAACGCCGCGAAACTCCTTTGGCCACTCTGCCAACAGCGCGTCATTCGCCGCCTCGTTACCGTCGATCACGTCAGGGATAAGTGCCCAATCGAAGCCTGGATGCCTATGCCACTGTTCAACCCAGCGGGTATACCCGTCGACGTCCATTGGCACGCCCTTCGTCCAGGCCGAGAACGCACCGTTATCAAAAACAAATGACTGGCAGGCCTCGGCAACGATGCCCATGTCATCCTGGCGTGGGAACGGCACTAATGCATGGCGCCCCATGAGAAAGCTGGCCTTGCAGTTGAGCGTCCCACCGACTGGCGTACCGTGGTAATGGATCATGCCGCCAGCCTTACCGTTTCAATCTCTACACCTTGGTGCGTGGCCGTTATCGTTTGATCTCCGCCCAGCGCCTCGGCCAGTCGATCAGCGATCTGCTCGTGCCATCCTTTCTTGATCAGTGCAGTGGCCGCCTTGATGTGCTCGACATGAATCATCGCCAGCGCCCTGATCTCAAGTCGATAGATGATCGCTTCTCCGTCGGACGGGCAGACAGCTGTAAAAGTGTGCCGGTAAGTATTCATGGGAATTCCTTGCCCATAGCGGGCCGCTTGATTGATTGGTTATGCCGCAGGGGATCGCAGCCCATCCCGCTCAGCCCGCACAATCGCATGGCGAATTCCTCGGCCAAGGTAGCGCTCGATCAGGTGCCAGGTGACGCCATCGGTGTGCAGCTCGTAGGCGAGCACGAGGGTTTCGCGGGTATGCTTGAATTGGGCGCCGGGCTTCATGGCTTCGTCTCGCCGGTATAGGTTCGCCACGGCATATTGCGGCCGCTGACCATGAAGCCCCAGTCGCCACGCCACTTGCTGGTGATGAACAGAGTGAATGCGCCTTCTGGCTGCACGTAGTCGATGCGGTGGTACTCGCCGAACGTCAGTGTCGCGGTATCACCCGAACGGCGGATGATTCGCACTCGTCGCGTTACCGACAGGATCGATCTGGTTCCTTGGCGAATGGCTGGCCGCTCTTCGGTGTACCCGCCGCGCAGGATGATGGTGCGCGCATTCCACGGGTGCGAGTGCAGGTCGCGGTCAGCATCCGGCCGCATGATGTGGTGAATTCGGATCGACCACGGGAACCACCAGAATTTCGCCTTGTGCGTCTCGCGGCTGTACGGGTTGAACAGCCACCAGCGGCCCATGTACATGTCGGAACCGTCGGCGGACATGATGTGCTGGTACGGGGTGCGCTGGGCTCGGGCGATGAGCCAGTTGGCGATGGCTGGGCGGGCAAGCAGCTTGGCGAGCAGGCGCCAGAAGAGATTGATCATGATTTCACCAGTTCGGCAGGGACGCGCACGGTGTCGCCCAGCTTGTTGGCGACGATGGCGCGGCAGGCAGCAATGATCGGTGTTTCTGCATGCCATGCCGCCGTTGAATCTGTCCAAGCGCATGGGTTGCAGGCTTCATCGGAGTAGATGATGCTGACGCGATACCTAGCGATAAGCGGGCCGCACTGGTGCCAGTTGAACGATGGCATCCAAGGGGATTGCAGGCCAGGACACACGTTTATGCGCAACTCCTTGCCGAGAGAATCGTCAATCACGATTTCGCAGGCCAATGCCACTGCCCAATCCAGCGCCGGGCCAATCAGTTCAGCCGTCTTCACTTCGGTCGTCTTATCCATCACTCACCCTCCTTCTGTGCCGCCCGGTACGCCCGGACGATCTTGTAAATAGCCGCCTTGCTCAACTTGAATCGCTTGGCGGCCTCGTCGGCGCTGTACGTCTGGTAGCACTCGATAATCTTGGCGTTGCGTGCTGCGTTCTTTCCCGGTTTCGGCCCGGACTTGTGAGTTTTCATTCAGTCGGCTCCTTTCTCGGGCGCCTCATAAGGAACGGCAGGCGATGCTTCGATGATGGTTTTCAGAATCGGTTTCCAGATCGACCACCAGGCTGATGCGCGCGAATCCATTTCCTGAATTTCTTCATCGCCGAACGCCCACCACTCAGTCAATGCATGGAACTGGCAACCGATCTGCATCTTGTCCGCTGTGTACGTCACCGGCCAGAGATCGCACTGCACAGACTTGACCTGCGACAGGTTGCCGAAAGCGCCCCATATCGAAGCGGCGTAGCGCAGGTCGGCGGAGCTCAGGTTGGCGGAGCGCAGGCTGGCGGAGCGCAGGTCGGCGTAGCGCAGGTCGGCGGAGCTCAGGTTGGCGGAGCTCAGGTTGGCGCGTTCGCCGCCCTCTTCATCGTTTAGCCATGCGCGGTGCTTCCGAATGATCTCGTCAAGTTGTTCAG